CAAAGATTAATGTGATGTCAATAATAGCAATGGAAGATGCAGTCTTTACAGAAACAAACATATCAGGAGAGATAGAATCAGGACAATATCGTAAAGGTAGATTTGCTGTTAACTATTTAGCTCCAGGTACACAAGTAAGTAAACCTGCTTCTAATGTTCCTTATCAGATTTTCCAACAGATAGATAGAATAGAACGACAACTTCGTGTTGGTGGTTCTTATCCTACAACTGATGATTCACAGTCACCACTAGCATTTGCAACTGGTAGAGGACTTGAAGAACTCGGTGCATCTATGTCACTTATGATTAGAGAGTATCATACAGTAATGTCTGATGCTATAGAGATGATTGACTCTAAACGATTAGAGTGGGATGCAAAAATGTATGGTGGTAAGTCTAAATCACTATCTGGTTATATGGACAATACTTTCTATTCAGAAACATACGATCCAGCAAAAGATATTAGTTCTTACAAGACACGAAGAGTGTACGGAGCTATGGCTGGTTATGATGAACCACAGAAGATAGTGACAGGATTACAGTTACTACAAGCTGGTATTATTGATAGACAAACACTACAAGAGAACCTAGATGGTTTAGATAACCTTGTTAGAGTTAACGATAGAATTACAAAAGAAAAAGCAGACAGTGTATTGTTTGATACATTGTTAGCACAAGCCCAACAGGGCGATCCAAAGGCAACTATGGCTGTTGTGCAGATAAGAAAAAATCCAGATGATATGCAAAATATCTTAGATAAGTTTTTTACGGCAGAAGAGCCAGAGATACCACAACCTGAACAAGAATTGCTTGGAGGAGGTGCCTTGCCACCACAAGGTGCTCCACCAGGCATAGCTCAACTACTTGGTGGAATAGGAGGATAATGTCTATAAATAAAAAGTTTGAAGATATAGTAGATTTCTGCTTAGTTGATGTTGATGAGTTAGGTGATGACATAATTTTAGAAGAAGATATATTTAAGCCAAAAGGTAATATGTACATTGACCAGCTACCTCCTTTAGTATTTCCATTTGGTTATATGGTTATAAGTTCAGCGTTTCAGTTTTTTGAAGAAGATGAAGAGGATGAAGATGGGCAGATCACCAAGTAACAAAGGTTTAAGTAAAAATAAATATAATGGCTCTTCCAGATCAATAGGAAGAAATCCAGGTGGTATGGTTGCAGGTTTAACTGCTGGTACTACTTTTGGTGAAGGTAAAGAAATAAAAGAACAAGTTGCTGCTACAGGTGGATTGCCTAAAACAAGTGATTTACCACAGCCACAAGCTCCTAGACAAGCAATGCCACAAATGGATGTGTTCGCAGAAACACAAAGACCAAGTGAGCCTGTTACATCAGGATTAGATTTCGGTCCTGGTATTAATCCTCCAGCAACAAATCAAGTATTACAAGCCGAAGAGATTAGAAACTTTGTTTATGACAGTTGGCTAGAAACAGGTGATGACAGTTTACTAGAGTTCTTATAATGGTAACTCCAGATGAGGCAAACAGACTTAGTTCTATAAACCAACAAAGTGCAAACATACCTGCATCAGTTATGGTACAGGCTACTAAAACACAATCAGATGATTCTTTCGTAGAAGGTCTTACAGATTTTTTTAGTAAAGCTAAAGAAAAAACTTATGGTGCAATCAAAAATGCAGTCTTTGAACAATTTAATGTTAACCCTGATACAGGTGGGTTTTCAGAATTAGCAGTCAAAGGTGGACTACTAGGTGTTCGTTCTCTTTATGAAAATGTTATAGCAGAACCTATAAGAACTATTGGCTTAGTACAACAAGGTGCAACATTCTCTGAAGCATATAAAAAAGCACAGATAGAACCATTTGCATACTGGAGAGAGGCTAAAGAAAAAGGACAAAAGGTTGATTTAGGTACTGCCTTGTTTCAATCTACTGATCCAGAGAAAACACAGACATACAAAGATTTAATTGATAAAGGTGCAGACCCTATAAGAGCTAGACAACTAGCTGCTTCTTCTTTAGGCGTTAATGTGTTTGATCAGGTATTTGAACAAGAAAAAGTTGCACAGTTTGATGGTGACAGAGCTGCTGCATTAATTGCTAGAGGTAAAAGTCCACATATGACACCAGGTCGTGTGTTGTTTAAACCACTAGAATTTATTGCAGGTCCTGAAGATAGAGCTTATGATTTTTACACAGGAATAATTGACTTAGGTCTTAACTTACTTGACCCTACTTTTTGGGCAGGTAAAGCTGTTAAAACTGTTAAAGCTGGTAGAAGTATGCTTACTCTCACTAAACAAGGTGCATTTGATTTGGGATTAAATGATGGTTTTGTAAGAAAATCTTTTAGTAAAACTTCTGCTGAAGAATTTTTAAACAGTAAAGCAGGTGATAAATTAGCAGAATTTTTATATAACAATAAAGATAAACCTGATGAAATATTACTTAAATCCAATTTTAAATTAGTAAATCAATTTGCAATTAAAGATGAAACATTAAGTGATGAGTTTGCACAATTTACAACACGGTTGTTTGATTTAGAAGATGGACTAGATGAACAATCTGCAATAACAGCAGTTAAAGGAATATTAAGTGAAAAGATACTTGCTATTGGTACAGAAGGTATGGTTCCTAAAGTACAAAAAGTTGGAGTTTTAAGAAGAGCAGCAGATGATTACTTTGGACCATTATACGAAACAAGACTTAGTGCAAATAACCCAGATAAATTAATTGTTGAGTACACAAAGTTTTTACAGTTGCTTGATCCAAAACAAGAGTTTGTAAATCGTAGCCAAAGAATAAAAAATCTAATAACAGAAATAACAAAAAAAGAAGTAAGCAACCCTGCTGTTAGAGGCAAATTTATTATTAATCAAGTAATGGAAGATTTTGGGGATTTGCAAAAAATAACTTTAAAACAATTAGAAGAGGCAGGAAAACTTACAAGTGATACAAAGGAGTTAGTAAGAAATGTCTTTTCTACTACTGGTGGAATACTTAAAGAACAAGAACAGCTAGATGAATTTTTACCAGTATTAAATAAATTTAAAGGTGTAGAAGATCAATTTACAGATTTATTTAAAAAAAGTAAATTAGTTGATGATTTAACAGAATCACAAATAGATAATTTAGGTAGTAATTTTGGTTCACGACCTGTACTTGAATCAGCATTAACACAAGACTTAAAATTACAAAAGCCAAGTCAAGTTATTAAATTAACAAATAAATTAAACAATGGTTTTAAAGGAAAATTTCAAGAAGTGCAAAAAATTGTAGGTGGAGAAGCAGTTGCAAGAGGATTAGATTTTTATGTAGGTCAGTTGTTTAAACCAATAGTATTGCTTAGACCTGCTTGGACTGTAAGAGTTATATTAGAAGAACAATTAAGAGCTGTAGCAAATGGTGCATTAGGTGTGACAGACCACGCAATAGGACTACTTGCTAGAATTTTTGATGACAATGTTAAAGTAAGAGGAAGTTATGCAAAAGAAGGTTGGTTAGATACTACAAACTTTAAATTAGGTATAAGTGAATCTTCTTCTGGACAAATAGGCAGACAAGTTACTCAAAATCAAAAAATTAAATTAAGTAATCAATTACAGTTTGATGAAGCATCTAAATCACAAAAATTTGAACAATGGGCAGATGGTCAATGGAGAGTAATTAACTTACTTAGAACAGATTCATTAAGCAAAAAAATTGCTGCAATAGAAATATCTGATAACCCATCACAAGGTTTTGCAGAACTAGCAAAATTATTAAAGACACCTGGCAACCAATACAGAGAAGCTATGATAAACCTTACAGCAGGTAAAACAAACATACTCAAAGTTTTAGATGGTAAGAGTGGTTTAACAGCAAAAGAATATGATGATGCTATTGATTGGTTTATATTAGGTATGCGTAATAACCTTAAAGGTTATTTATCTAAAGATGGAAATACTGTAAATCCTGATCTTTATAACTTAGTTATATCTGGAAATTTTAAAAATACAAAAGGGGCAGATGTTAGTTTAGATACAGCAAGAAACATAGGAGTAAAACAATCTGATTTAGATTTATTAGAACAGAATGCTTTACCAGCAAAACAAGCAAAGTCTATACAACAAAAAGCTACAGCGTATGAACAATCTGCATTAAAAGAATACATAGACAAATATGGTGGTGTACTGCCAGAAAATGTAGATTACAAAGTCAAAGACATAGAAGTTCCAGATGGATTTTATGATGTTATTGTAGAAAATTTGTTTAAATTCTTTATGACAACTCCTACTAATGCTATGTCAAGAATACCTGTGTTTAAATCATCCTATTGGAAGAAATCAGAAGAACTTATTTCTGTTAGTTCTGAAGCAGTAAAACAAAAAATTATTAAAGGAGCTAACAAAGCAGGGTTAAATAAACGAATTATTAAAAGAATGGAAAATACAAAATCAGCAGGTGATGCAGGTATTGATGATGCAGAACTTATAGAGGTAATGGCTAAGGGTTTTGGTGTAGAAACAACTAAAAAATTATTATACGATATAACACAAGAAAGAAGATTTTGGGAAGCGAGTCGTTGGTTATTCCCATTCGGTAATGCGTATCAAGAAGTATTAACAACTTGGTTAGGTATTATGAAAAACAATCCACAAGTTGCTGCAAGAACAGGAACTATTTGGGATGGTGCATCACAAGAGAATGATACTTTCGGACCAACAGGAAAAGGTATATTTTATAAAAACCCTATTAACGGACAAGTAGTATTTAACTATCCAGGTACAGGATTAATACAAGACTGGATGTTTAAAGATGCAACATCTAATCAAGATGTCAGGGTTAATATGCCTGTCTATGCAGAGAGCATAAACATTGCTGCTGGATTGCTACCAGGTTTCGGACCTGTAGTCCAGATCCCTGCTGCATTTATGTTTAGAAATTTTCCAGAAGAGGGTTTAGTAAACAAAGTATTGTTCGGTGAGTTTCCTCCATTTGATTATCAAAACAAAGATGAGTGGACTAAGGCATTAGGATTGAAACCAGCTTGGGCAGATAAATTCATTAAATTAATATTTAATCAAGGAGAAAATGCACAAGGTGCTTTTGGTAACACAGTTATAGACACATACAAAGCCTTACTGTATTCAGGTCAGATTGATGATAGTACAGAAGAAAAAGCTAAAGAAGGTATGCAAAAAGCAGTAGAAGGTGCAAAGGTATTATTCTTGTTTAGAGCAGTATCACAAGTGCTTGGACCTGCAGGAGCTTCATCACCTATTTTTGAAATAACAGATAAAAATACAGATTACTTTATGTTTGAAACATTAGCTGATGAATACAGAACAATCAAACAATCTGTTAACTATGATGATGCTTTAGCTACAGATAAATTCGTTGAAATATTTGGTATAAATCCATTGCCTCTAACAGTTGCCAAAACAGTATCTATAGAAAAATATCCTTCTACTGTTGATGGTGCTAACTGGATGAAAGACAATATGGAAATCTATGACAAATATCCTTTAGTTGCTTGGTACTTAGAACCACCTCCAGTTTATGCAGAGTTCTCATATGATGCTTACAAGAGGTCACTATTAGAAGGTAAGAGAGAATACAGAACACCTGAACAATGGGCTACTGCAAAGAATAAATTATTAGGATCAGTTGCTTTAGAGCAGTATGAAAGAACTATTGGTATTATAGGTAACAATACAGCAGGTGCAAAAGCATTACGAGATGCAAAGAAAAAAGAATTAGAACAAAGATATTGGGGTTATGGACAACCTGGTATTGTTGGTTCTCCTAATAAACCAACTATTGAAATGCAGATAGACCAGTTAATTAAAATGGTTAATGACCCAGATCTACAAGATTTTGAAACAGTTGCAGCTACTAAAAAATATCTAGCTATACGACAAACTGTTATAGATAGTTTTGTTGCTGCTGGTAAGTCAGAAACTATATGGAAAACTGGTAAAGATTACGCAGGTGTAAGATCAGCACTTAGAAATGAAGCGACTAAAATAATAAAGGAAACACCACAATTTGGACCTATGTTTGATACTCTGTTATCAAGAGAAATAGAACCTGAATATGAAGATGATTTGCTAGTACAATTAGGATTAGGAATATGACAGAAAAAGAACAATTTATATCAGAAATATTAGCATTAGTTAAACAACCTTTAGCTGGTTCTAATCCTATTATTCCTACTGAACAACAGATAGCAGAATTACAAGGAGCTAAAGATGCTTCTGATGCTATGAATATAGCAAATAATTTTGGCTGGTCTGATTATCTTGTTGAATGGAGTATGAATAAACCAGTTAATGAACAAGAAAATTTACAAAATGCTTTAACCCTTGCATTACAAGGAGATACAAGTAATTATCTTGGTGTTGATGCAACCACAGTTATAAATCGTGGTGGAGAAGTAACAACTATCGGTGCTTTTGGAGAAAACTTTTATGTCAACGGAGATCAGAATGTATTTGAAGCATCTACTCCTGAAGAGATTAGAGAGATACAAGCTAACCTTATCAACGCAGGTTTACTAGGTGTAAAAGTAAATAGACCATTTAGACCTGGTGTTTGGGGAAGATATGACAAAGAGGCTATGTTTGACCTTATGAGCCAAGCTAATCAAAATGGTGAAGGTAAAGCTGAAAGAGGATGGGAAACACTTATGCAAGTGTATCTTGATAATCCAATACAAGAGCCAACTAAAGTACAAGCATATTTACCACCAGATTATAAAGCAGTTTCTAATAGTGTTAAGAATTTATTTGAAGCAGAGTTAGGTAGAAAACCAAAACCTTATGAATTAAAGTTATTAGCTAATACATATCTAACAGAGGCACAATCTGCATATCAACAAGATGTAGATTTTGCACAACAACCAACAGATATTATGGCAACAGCTGGAGAACTAGAGAATTATGGAAATCACATACAACCTGTAGTAGAGCCAGGCGTAACAGACATAGACCCTAGTGCTAGAATGAAAGATGTATTTGACAGAGTTACAGCAAAAGAACAGGAAAGGCTAGGAAGAAATCGTGATATTCAAGCAACTAATAATCTCATTATTAATAGCATCACAGGTAGTCCAAGGTAGTATTATGGAAAAAGATTTAACTATGGATAGTAACCCAGCAATAATAGATATGTATTTATCTGCTCTTAGAGAAAGAGAGAGTTCTGGAAATTATCAAGTACTACACGCAGTTTCTGTCATTGAGGATCTGGCAACAGGTAAACCAATAAGAGTACAAGGTCTAGGAGCATATGGCATACTAGACATAAATTGGGGTGGATGGGCTAAGGAAGCTGGTATGGAAGGTGCTGATTGGCACGATCCAGTTGCACAAGATACAGTTGCTAAATTTAAAGTACAACAATATTTTAACAAATACAATTCTTGGGATGCAGTTTCAGTAGCTTGGTTTGCAGGTCCTCGTAAAGCAGATACTTTAACAGAAGGTGGAACAATAAATTTCAATGAATCAGATAATCAAGGCTTATCAGTAAGAGAGTATGTTGATTCAATGAACAATTTAGTTTCAGAAGAATTAATGAATATGGAAGTTCCTATAAAACAATATACTCCTCCACAAATAATTGAAGGTCCACAAACAAATCCTGTGGTAGATAGCCAAAGAAATCAACAAGAAGTTTTTGCTGCACAGATATTAGATGCTATGACTAAAGCAAATGCAGGTGGTATGCGACCAAGTTTTGAATCACAAGTACCAGAACAAGCAGGAGATTTTGCTGACACAGTTGCACAAACACAAGTTCGTAGAGGTAATATTAAATAATGAAGTATAACTTACTAGGACAAAGAGGAACACAAGGACAAACTAATCCTGATGCCCCTGAAGCAGGTCCTTACATTTATGACACACCACCTGGTAGAGGCGATAACAAAGGTTTAGTAAAAACAAGTTTTGGTTCTATTGGTGTAGCTGATAAAAAAGCCCATAATGAAAAACTAGAAGAATCAGGTTTAGAGCCAATTCCTAGTGGCGGTGATTTATCTAGTACATCATTTGCACCTAAAGAAGAAGTAGAAGTAAAAGATGTTTTACCACCAGCAACAAATAGTGAAATAAACAATGTAAATAATATATTAGATTTAGCAAAATTAGCATACAAGAAAAATATATCTACAACACAAAAGAATAAACTTATTGGTTTATTTGGTTTTGAAAGAGAATCTGTAGATAGTCTTATACTTGCACCTAATATTTCTGATGAAATAAATTATATTGCACAATTGAATGAAGAAGATGCTTTTATTAGAAACATAGTTAATAACAATATTGCTATAGCAAAAGCAGAAGAAGAAAAAAGAGATACACGATCTTTTATAGAAAAAGAAACAGATTTAATAAAACAATATGTAGAAAATAAAAACAAAACTATAGACCCAGGAGATGTTAATTACACGGAACAACTAAACGAAGAAATGGAGTATATTACTAATTTTGTAAATAATACTGTCAAACCTAAAGTTAATAAAAAATTAACTGAAAATAAATCAGAAGATGTAGTTGTTGAAGAAGTAAGTAATGAAACTGCTGTTACAACTGTAACGACAATACCAACTGACTTACCGACTGACTTACCAACTGACAATTTGTCTAGCGAATCATCTGCACAAATGATAAACAATGCACAATCAGAGTTTTTAAATGTACCAAAAGGGGCTTGGTTATGGGATGTAGATGGTGCTAACTATTTAGTGTACGAAGTTCCTGGTGCTAATGGTGAAGTTTATGAGGGTAATCCAATTTATATGGCTTACGAAGTTATGGATAATGATTTAGTAAAAGCTGGTATCGTATCACCTGAAGCTCCAGCAGTTAGTCCTAATGCTAAAGTTAACAAAGCGTTCTTTGATTCTGTTGCTATAGTTACAGGTAATACAGATCAGCTATCTTCTTTAATAGATAATCCTTTTGCAAGTTTTGTAGAAACAATTAATGAACAAGCACAAGTTGCACCTTGGATAACAGACCCAGAGATGATTTCTTTGATAGCAGAAGCTGCTGTAGAAGGCAGAGAAGTTAGTGATGCAGAATGGCAGGCAACTAACTGGTATCAAACAAATAATCAAAGTCAAAGAGATTGGTTAAGAACTTATTATGCTGATCCAGCAACAGCTACACAAACAATAACAGATGGTCAGATTGCAGTAGCTAACTCATTACAAGCAGCAGGTGTATCTAATGCACCAGAGGCTTTAATTAATTGGATGTCTAGTAAATTTGTTACAGGTGATTGGTCACAGACTTATACAACAGAACAAATATCTTTATTCGCTGATCCTTATGCAGAAGGCAAAAGAGATGAGTCTTTAGAAAACTACTTATCTTCTACTGCATTGACAGGTGTAGATAGAACTACAGAGAGAGAAAGAGAAGTAACAGAACTTTATAACAGATGGTTAGGTCCTTCTCTTGGTAAGCTAACAGATAACGAGAGAGCAGAGATAGCAGGTAAATTAAGAGATGACCCTGACTATGAAGATGCTTTAATTAGTTCACTTAAACAATCAAGACTTGCTGCGTTTAGTAATTACACTAACCCAGAACTTACATACGAAGATATTGCAAGACCTTGGAGAAACTTAACAACTTCTGTATGGGGTCAGACAGCAGATGAAACACAAGGTTGGTGGCAAGAAATGGTTAAAACTAATGACTTTGCCAAAGCTCAAACTACACTTAGAGAGAAGGGCTTAGAACAAGATGTGACACAGGTTACACAAGATGCAACACAAGCATTACAACAAGCGTTAGGACAAGGTTCTGTAAGCCAGACAGGAGTTAATGTATAATGGCAACATATGCTGAACTAGCACAAAGTTTATATCCTAATATGCCACCTGATATTTTAGCATTATTTTCTAGTGAGTGGGCAAGAACAGGTGATCCACAAGTAGCTATTGCAGAAGTTAGAAGAAGTCCTGCATATGAGATAGCATTTCCTGGTAATAAAAGACCAGATGGCACAGTTAAGTTTGATGAAGTTACATACACAGGATTAAAAGAAAGTTATATAGGTACTTTACAAGAGTATGGTATTCCAAGAAATACATCAGTTGATTTACTAACAGATAGATTCACAGGTCTTATTGAAGGCGAAGTATCTGCTAGAGAATTTGCACAGAGAGTAGATGCTACATTCCAAGGCATACAAGAAAACATACCAGAAGTACAATCTTTTTATAGAGAGAACTTTGGTTTAGATTTAACACCTGAAGCTATCTTTGTTGGTGCATTAGACCCAACAGTAGGTGAAGAGATTGTTGCAGGTAGAATAACTACAGCACAAATAGGTGGAGAAGCAGCAAGAGCGGGGTTTAGTATTACAGGAGATTTGGCACAGAGATTACAAAGAGCTGGTGTTACACAAGCACAAGCAAGACAAATCTTTACAAGTGCTGAATTACAATTACCACAGTTACAAGAACTACAAGCACAACAAGGTGTTGCTGAAGAAGAGAGATTTGGATTAGAGGAATTTACAGAAGCAGCAGTATTCCAAAGTCCTGAAGAAATACAACAAATACAAAGACTTAGAGAAGAACAAGCATCAGAGTTTGCACCAACAACAGGTGCTACAAGAACAGGTCGTAGAGTTACAGGATTAACTGAACTTTAATACTTGTATATCCCACATATAGTGGTACTATATATAGTATCGCATAGCAACAGTCTGCGAACCAAATTGACATTGCACCTCCAGTTTATATCTGGCGTGTAAACTGCGTATTTCAATTCGCCTAGTATCGGTACAGCTAGAAGTGGCTGACAATTCTCATTTGTACTTTAATTATAATTTGTCGCCTATCGCATTATGTACCCCAGGATAATGTAGCTAGTAGAAACTGGGAGAGGAGAAAAAATGGAAAACGAGATGAACGAAACAGTAGAAGAAGGACAAGATAATAATGCTATCAAGCAAATGCGTGAGCGTATTAAAGAGCTTGAAGCTGTAGAGAAAGAATTTAAGTCTGTACAAATGGGTAATGCTATTAAAGATGCAGGTTTTGACCCTGACTCTGGGCAAGGTAAAGCATTAAAAGACTTGTATAAAGGCGACTTACAAGCTGATGCAATTAAGCAGTTTGCACAGGAGAACTACGGATGGGGCTCCGAAACCCCTACTGAAGCTGATCCACAAGCTGTACAAAAAGCAAGAGTAGTAAGTAGCCAACAAAATTTAGATACTGTTATAGAGGCATCAGTTCCAGTAGAACCTGTTGGACTAGATGATCAGATAGCACAAGCACAATCTGATGGCGACTGGCAAACAAGTTCTGCTCTCAAAGCCGACAAATTAAAAGCACTATTAAAAGATAAGTAAAGGAGATTTAAAATGGGTGCAGTATCAGGATTGGGAGATTCATACGATCTTCCTAATTACGTGGGTGAGTTATTTAATGTCACCCCAAACGACACACCTTTTCTCTCTGCTATCGGTGGTATGACTGGTGGAAAATCAGTTACCTCTAAGCAATTCACTTGGCAAACAGTAGATAACGCTGCTGCTGGTCAAACAGTTGCATTAGAAGGTGCAGACCCAACATACGCAGAAAGAACAAGAAGTGAAGTAACAAACGTTACACAGATTATGCAATATGGTGTTAACGTTTCTTACACAAAACAAGCAGCAACAGGTAACCTTAGTGGCGAATCTATTATAGGAAATCAACCAGTTCAAGATGAATTGGCTTTCCAATTAGATATGGCTATGAAGAGAGCAGCAAGAGATATTGAGTTCTCTTTCTTACAAGGTACCTATGTAGCAGACACAGATATGACAACTGAAAGAAAAACTAGAGGGCTTTTAGAAGCTATCTCTACAAACGAAGTTGCCGCAGCTGCTGCTGCTTTAGACCAAGCTAAGGTAGAGGATGCTCTAAAACAAATGGCAGATTCAGGTGCTCCATTTGAGATGCCAGTTATTATGGCTAACAGCTTCCAAAAGCAAAAACTATCATCAATCTATTCAAGTGCATTAGCTCTTGCACCAAGGGATAGAAACATTGGTGGAGTGAATATCACTACAATTGAAACTGACTTCGGTCAAGTTGGAATTGTTTTTGATAGACACCTTCCTGCTGATGATGTTGTTATTGTTGACCTTGCGTTTTGTAAGCCTGTATTCTTGGATATTCCAGGAAAAGGACACTTCTTCGTAGAGCCATTGGCTCAATCTGGATCAGCTTATAAGTTCCAGGTATATGGAGAAATTGGATTAGAATATGGTCCAGAACAGTTCCACGCAAAAATAACAAACCTATCTACTTCTTAATAAGTAGTTAGATAGTATATTTATTAGAGGGAGATAAATACTTCTCCCTCTAGTAATATGGAGATATATGGCAGCAGTAAGCACACTCGTAGATAGAATTTATAGAGATTACCTAAATAAACCTGATGATTTATCAGCATTCTCTAGGTTAGATGGTGCTATGACTGACTCGCAGAATACCCTTTCGTATGAAGATGGACTCTTTAGCGTAGAGGAAGAAAACCTTTTAGGCAATGGTGCAATCGTAGAAGTAGGCTTAGAGCTTATGCTTGTAACCAGTGCAAACACTTCAACAAGAGTGCTTTCAGTATCAAGAGGTTACTCTGGTACGACAGCAGCAGCACACAATGATAAAAACAATATTTTTATTAACCCAACATTTCCTCGTAAGTCTGTATTTGATGCAACATCAGATAATATAGAAAGACTATATCCTTCGCTATGGAATGTAACAACAACAGATGTAACTTCTAATACAACTTATGCAGAAGTACCAGCATCAACAGTAGAGGTACTTAGCTCCTATGTACAAAATTCGTCTGGTAGCCAATACACATCTGCTGGTATAGAGTTACTTAGAGATTTCCCACCATCAAGTACAAACACAGCTGTACAGTTTTATAACACAAGCACAGGCAAGACAGTACATCTTGTTGTTAAAAGAAGATTTGTAAGACCAACTGATGAAACAGTGGACTTAGCTACAGACTGTTTACTAGATGATGAAACATATCATCAGATCGTAATGGTAGGTGCAGTTGCAGACATTATGGGAGCAACAGACATAGATGCTTCAACACAAGAATTTATTACAGAAAAACTAGCTGCTGAAAACTACCCTGTTGGATCAGGAGAAAGATTAAGAAACGCATTACTAAGACTAAGGTCATTGTTGATTGATGAAGCAAGAGGTAATCTACGCTCTCTGTATGCACAGCCAGTAGCGATAATGAACATTAATTACTAGGTTCGTATGGCAATATTACCATCACCCAGTAACAC